TTCTGCATTGGAATGCCATCTTTAATAATTTTGCTTAAATCCTTGATTAGCTTAGTTAGGTCTATATCCAAACTAATTAAAAAGTCTACGATCTCCTCTCTGGTGCTGAGTATAGAAAGAAATATGTGGTCAATACCAATATAATCATCTTTGAATTTTCTTGATTTTAAAGCAGCAAAATCTAAAATTTCTTTGATTTCTGGCGCAAAGATTGATTTTTTTCTTTTGGGTTCTTTGTAATTTAATAAAGCGTACTCTATACTTTTGTTAATACCTTCTTTAATTAGATCGTTTGATATTAAAACATAATCAATATTACTGTGATCTAATTGCAATATACAAGTCATTAAGTGTAAGTCTATGACTTTGAGGTGGCCAAAGTCTTTAGCAATAGAGACTGAGTCGCTAATCGCTTTTTTGGCAGAAGGAGTTAGGTTATAACTGGAAAGATCCATTATTTTATTTCTGATAGTTTTGTGTAAATTTTTTCGTCAAGAATGGTTATTTTATCTCCAAAGACAATATCTTCTCCTTTACTTCCGTAAATAAAGACGATTTGTTCTTCCTTTGGTTTTTTGCCTCCATTGTTTAAATAGTTATCCAAAGTAGCGGATCGCCTATTATTCATAAGCATAAAATTGATTTTACCAAAATCATCTTGAATCTCTACTCTCATATATTTATTTCCTGCCGCACTTGTTCGCGATACGCAGTCTGTGACAACTCCCACAAATTTAACTCTATCGTTATTTGTTAAAGACTTCAGGGTTATGCTATTATACATATCTCCGCAGTTTTCAAACACATCTTTGATTTCTGTAGAGTGACTATAACCAAGATACTTGCGTTCGAAGAACCAATTTGCAAATTTTAAATGGTCTTTGTTCTTGTCGTAAATTTTTCTATAAGAAGAGTATTTTTTCTTAAAGGTTTCAAATCGTGATGGTTTCATGATGGGTTTGCCGTCATCAGCTATTAGAGAATCTTTAATAACGGAATGAATAGTATTCAATACGTCATAATCAAATTTCTCGCCTAAATGCACTACGTTACGCTTCTCTCTTTCTGTTAGTATGTTGAAGGCTTGAGATTCTAAAACTAATCGACAGCGGTTTGGTATCTTTGAACTTGACTCACAAAAAGAGTCCATCATGCCTCCTTGTATCAAGCCAGAAAGCACGCCAATGTTGAGGCTACATTGTTTTGCTGTAAGGAATATATCGTATTTATTTTGATTGCTTTCTTGAGCTTTTCTGAAGCCAACCAAACTCTCTAGTGTTTTTTCTGAAACTCCTTTAATGCTATTTACTCCAAATCTGATATTACGGCCTTCGATACCAAAGTTAATGTCGGACTTAGATAAGTCTGGTGGGAGGAGCTTCATATTAAATAAACAAAACTCTTGATTGATCAGAGCAATCTCTGCATGTGAATCTGGCTCATGCTTTGTCATTTTCAACAAACTAAGAAAAAACTCTTTAGGATGCTTGAATTTAAGGTAGGTGGTAATTGCAGCTAGAATAGCGTAACTGATTGAGTGGGATTTATTAAACGAATAGTTTGCTGAATCTTCAGCCACTTTCCACAAAACTTCCCCTACCTCTTTATCCAGATTATTTTGAGCAATTTTTTGCTCAATCTTAACTTTCCAAGCTGACATTTGATCCACTTTTTTCTTACCAACAATACGCCTGAGTTGTTCTGATTCGTCGAGGGTAAACCCAACCTTTACTGCCATCTTCATTAACTGCTCTTGGTAAAGTGGAATGCCACCAGTGTAAGAGAGGATATCGTCAAAATGTTTATTAACAGACTGGAATTCACCAGTGCGGGTATAATCGCTATAGACATCAAGATAGTCAAGTGCGCCAGGGCGAGCAATAGCAACAACGGCCGAAAGCTCTTCAAGATTTCTGGGAGATACTTTTTTACATACTTTAAAATTTGTGTCTGCTTCGATTTGAAATAGCCCTTTAGGCGCTTCGATGTTTTTAAAGTTTTCATAAATTTCTGGTAATTGTACATCAATATCTTCTATATTGATTCCTAATTGTTTGCAAGTGTCGTTGACAACTGACAGGGTGCGTAAGCCAAGGATATCAAACTTAACCATTAAAGCTGCGACATCGTTCATGTCGTATGCGGAGATTAAATCCCCGTCGCTAGTTTTCTGCATTGGCATAATCTCTTCAACATCATAGAAGCTAATAGCGATTCCTGATGGGTGAACCCCAGTATTTTTATTTAAACCCTCTAGCTTTTTTGCTATTCTAAAAACTTTGGGATTTTTATCTGCAAACTCTTTGAATTTTTCGCTTTCTTCGTAAGCTTTATCTAGTTTTGCTACCTTTCCGAATTGCTTTGGAATTTGAGAACTGACTGAATTTACATCATCTTCCGATAGCTCTCCAACTATTTTACCGCACTCTTTAACGCACAGCTTACTACTTAAAGTATTTAATGTCAGTATTTTGCAAGTTCTACCTTTGTGTTTTCTTTCGATGTACTTAATTACTTCTTTTCGTCTGTCGTAAGAGATATCATTATCAACATCCGCTAGTAGCGATCCATCGAGATAGGTAATTCCATCAACTATTGTTTTTTTAGCTCGACTCTTGGAAACGAATCTCTCGAAGAAAAGATCGTATTTAATTGGATCTACGTTCGTAACTCGTAACAGGTACAAAACCAAAGAACCAGCGGCAGATCCTCGACCTGGCCCAGTGGGTATCTTGTTTTCATGGCAAAAATTTAAAACATCCCAATTGAGCAGTATATAATCTATAAAGCCTAAATCTTTTAAAACATCAAGCTCCATTTTAACTCTATCAAAATACTTCTGCTTGTTGCTTAGAGCATTTATACCTCTATCCTTTACCCCTTTTAAACATAATTGCCTAAGGAGATTAAAATTAGAAGTGTCGCTGGGTATGTTTAGTTCTTCATAGAACTTTGCATCTACCTTAATTTCGGGTAGTCTTACCCCAGGTGGCATGGGCTGTTTGTATGGCTTTAACTCTAACATATACCTATATTATAGGTATACTATTTAGAATTGCAAGCTAAAAATGATTATAAAAGGGAATAATGATATACCTAACCACTTTTAAGAATGAAGCCCAAGAGGGATATTTGTATGCAATTTTGTTTAAATATAGATCAATAGGTTTCAGCCAAAATTTTAAATAAACTTTTATTAATTTGGTTTTGAAAGAAGCTTCTTTGATTATTTTGCCAACTAATTCTCTCTGATCTTTTTTTCTTTCAACGTTGTCCACGCTTTGGCAATTAATGCAAGTAGTACTGACCAAAAAACCAGACTCAAAAATAAGTTTAAAGTCTAAGCTCCAATCTTGGTCTAAAAAATCTATAGGCTGGTCTGGGGAAATTATAATTTCTCCATTAAAGTTTTCATCCATCCAGTATTCTCCCCTTCTCTTTATTGCCATTTTGATGGGTACGTCGTTTGAATTCAAATATTCATACTCTTCAAAGTGCTGGGACTTTAAATTACCTTCTAGTGAAATTAAATATGTCATCATATCGCTTTCAAAGCTATTTGTAAGAAAGCTGTTCTTGTCTTTTAATGATCTGATAACCTCAGAAGGGACAACTATTTTAGTCCAATCGACTGATTGGGCGAATTTCTCTGAGCATTCAAACGACACTTTATCGAACAATTTCATACTCTATGTTACACTCACACCTCTAATTCCCACAGTTGTTTTTGGAAAATCTCAAAATTCTTTTCAATGTCATATAGAGCATCATGTAGTTTAGCTTCATCAAACTGTATTTCATAATGTTGTAACAAGAACTTCTGATTCGTTTTTAATCCTCTTTCTCTGTAATTTAGATACCTTAGCTGCCAAGAGATAAAATCATCCTTGTCGGGAGTTTTATTGCCCTTAGCGATGGCTGTAGCTATCGCCTTAGTATCAAAACACCTCTTTGCAAAAGAGAAGTCTGCTTTTAAGTTTAAATTTCTAGCAATTACCCCAAGCATGTATAGATCATACCCAAGAATGTTCTGCCCAACAACAATGACGTCGTCTTGGCTGATTAGGTCCATAAACTCTTTGAATACTGTGATAGGATCTTCAGCTTTAGATAAGTAGTCTTTCTTATTGAATCCAGTGATCTTGGCTGCTCCCTCTGAGACATTAATCTCATCCCATTTTAAGAATCTGTTTTGCTTTTTTGTAATCTTCTTGCCAGTAGCTTCAATCCAAGCTAGTTGCCAAGGTTTTGATGACACAAGGTTGAGGCCTTCGGTTTCAGTGTCGAAAATAATGTATTTTTGATCAAATTTAAATCTAAGTAGGTCTTCCATAATTATTTGTCCTCCTTCCAGGCTTCTATGCAAAAACGATCACTGCCAAAATGGTCAAGTCGTGGATTAGATAGGCTGGCTTGTTGGCCAGGCTGACGATTGCAAATACACTTGTATGTTTGAAATGCTTCGACATCTTCTCTATTTTCATAATAAATTGATTTGGCTTTTTTTATTGCTTTTTTAGGGCTAGTAGCAACATACTGTTCAACTTTTTCTTTAAGAAGAAAGTCAAAGGGAAGATTATTGTCTTCTATAATAAAATCTATCTCGTCTGGCAACCACGGCATACAGTTGGCAAAACCAGTAAGGTTCTTATGTAAGAACGAGTCGTAGAACGGGATGCAAAATTTTATATTCTTATAGTCAAGCCAAGGAGTCTTAATTTTTTTCTCAAAACTTTCTGTGTGAAGTTTGTACAACTCCCTGCACCCTTCGTCTCCGTCAGGATAAGCTAAGATTTTACTTTCTGAATCTGGGCTCTCGTCATCATTAAAGATTGATAGGCGTAGGCCAAAGCGTAACCTCTCCCCGAATAGGCGAAAAGCTTCTGGGAAGCCAGTCATGCTATCTTCAACTAGATATATCTCGTTGATTTGATTTTCATTAGCAATTCGTTCTACGTCGTCTAAACGCAATATGCTTTTACCTATAGAAAAGTGAGTCTTAAATAATGGTGTCATGCGGGAATGATACGCTATCAATATCTATTTGTCAAGTGTTTTGGGCAACCAGGATAGTGTTTTATTTCGTGGCTGCCTCCCTCTGGAACCATTTCGCTTTTAAAGTCTTCTTGAAAGCACGAGGAGACAAATTCACCATCTTTATTTTTAATTTCCGCATAAAAGAAATCAAACTTATATGGGCAGTGCCACATTACTGTCCCATCCTTTTTAAGCTGACCTTTTTCTTTGGCGAACCCACATTGAAGTTTTCCCCCAAAAGAACCGTCATCTGGAAACCCTTTATCTAGAGCAAAATTAGATACAGCATCTTGTTCATTAAAATTTTCTAAATAATCTTGGATGGATGCCAACTGCAACTCAAAGCCCTCCAAGTCATCCTCGTCGATTGGGTTCATTTTCATTAAGCCGTCTTTATTTAAATCGAACTTAAGGAATAAAAATTCTGAGGTTCGGTTGACATATTCTGGGAAGAGATGCTTAACAGCTAGGCAATACATGTAATCCTGTAGGTTGTCTTCTTTTTCTTTCCCTTCAAATTTCTTCTTGCTCGTCTTATAGTCTCGAATGATTGCTATTTTCTTATCTTTATAAAGGAACAATTGGTCAATAAAGCCACGGATATGATAGCCGTTTTGTTCGATATCAAAATCTAATTCAGCATGAGCCTCGTCTGGAATCCCTAACTCTTCCCCATAAAAGTTACAACTAAGGCCATTGAGGATCATCTCCTTGATCATATTCATGTTTTCGTCATCTGTTACCCCCAATTCAGAAGCATCAGACATAATCAAATCCTTGACCGCTTTTGCTGCGAACGGATCTTTGGCTTTTGTGATTTTATTAAAATGAGTTTTTGTTTTTTGTTTAGACAGAAATTCAAAAACATTGTGGCAAACAGTACCACGTCTTGCTCCGTCATTATTTGTGTCGGGGAGCTTCTGTTTATATTTGCTCCAGTATATCCAACTGCATGATTGCGCCGTTTTGATGCGACTTGCTGATAGTTTAACTTCCATTTAATATTTTAATTAATTTTTTGCAGTGTGTATTTTTTGACAATTTGTCGTTTGATTTGATTTTCTTTAATACATACTCTTGAAATTTATTGTCGCCAAGGCTCCACTTGTCGCATCGACTATGCCACTCTTTAAAACCGTCAAGAGACCCCGTATCAGATTCAAGCATGTCTCCAAAGTCATTGCATAGGGGTGGGTTTATTTTAATAATTGAAAGATCAAATATAGAGGACAGCTTAGAAGCTATCTTGATTGAAGCCAATGCGCCAGAATTGTTTTCTTTAGTATTGTCGTTATTTGTCGCTATGATAATTCTATCAAGGTCAAAAGAGTTTAAATAGGACACAAGCTTTGTTGAAGCGTCTAACCCAAATGTTACTAGTACGTTATTAAAACCAGCTTCATAAAGGGCTAGGCAGTCTCCTATACTTTCTACCAAGATTACCTCGTTAGAGTCTTCTATGTACTTGCGAGAAAGATTATGGGGATATACCCAACCACTCTTTCTCCCTAAGTGTTTCCATTTTGGAACATTATCCAAGTCAATTACAGAACGACCAGAAAAGCCGTGAATTTGGCCATCTAAATTATATATAGGAAAAACCATACGGCGATACATCTTACCCCCGCCAGCGTAACCACATTTAAATTTTTCTTGCGTTTTAGATGAAACGCCACGCTTTTCGTAGAAAGTCTTCATGGGTAAAAGTTTTTCTAGGTCAGAGTCTGGGTATATTTTTTCCATTTCTATTTTTTCTGCTTTAGGCTCGTTCGTTTTGTAGGATTCTGGATTATCAATTAAGTATTCTTTGAGTAATTTGGGGTCTTCTGTATTTAGGGTTTGTTTAATTAAAGCGGAAAAAGGTTTTGCTTGTTCGTCCCCACCAAAGTCTCGCCAAACGCCAGAGTCTTTATATATAATAAGAGACGTATTGGTTTTTCCATTTCTAAAGACTGCGCGAGTTCTCCAATGAGAACCGCAATCTTGCAGCGGATATCCTAATTTTTCTAAAGAGTTTCTGTAGTGGTTCATAGATCATCAAATGAAGGGATGTTGTTTGATTCGCTGCCAACTAGATCGCCACCAGTATTTCTAAAATTTACAATATCTCGCAAATCTCCACATTCTGTAATATTAAAGTTTTTAAACGCTAGATTAACAAAATTCTTTCTGAGGTTATCATCAACTTGGACTGGTTCAATTGCGCCAGCTATATCCTTGCCCAAGTGTCGAGATTTGACATTGATTAATTTATGGGTTCCAAACTGCGGACCTTCTTCGGCTATCTCATCGCTAGTCTTTTGGCGAAGAATAAACATATGGGAACAGAATTGAGTAATTCGGTCAGAAAGAGAAACGATGGATTCGTCGTCAATGATGTTTGCGCTTTGTCTATTTGTTGTGATGCCACTACGATTCGACTGAACGGACGTAATCATTGGAATGACTGGAGCGCCTTCTTCCAGTATTTCTTTTTGGATGCATTTTTTGAATTTATCAACCATTTCTCCAACAAGCTGCCATTCGTTTTTGTTCCCACCGCCAGAGTCTGAAGAAGTTTTAATATAATCAAAGGAGAAAACCATTTTATTCCCGCGACCAACTTTTGAATAATAAAACCTTTTTAAAGTATTGATCATAGAATCAACATCCATACCACCAACGTTATAGTAGTAAAATTTTAGATTTTTGATTTTATTCCAGACAGAGCGAACCTTTTGAACTGTCTCATCGCCCGCCTGCCTCCACTTACCGCTTTCTAGTAAATACGAAGGTACGCCAGAAACTGCAGCACATTGACGAATGATAAGCTCTTCTTTACTCATTTCTCCATTATCAAAATGAAGAACAGGTACATCGTACTTTGCGGAAACTTTTGTAGCGTAATCCATGCAGTATTGGGTTTTACCAACACCAGAACGGGCAACAATAACAGTAATATTCCCTGGGCGCAAAAGAGATCCATACATGTCGTTTATTTTCTCGTGTGGCCCCATCATGCCAAATTCTTCTAGGGGATTATTCCCGCGATCTTCAATAAAATCCTCCATCTCTTCGTAGATGTTTTCTGGGGTATCTGAACCAACTTCAAATAAATTAATCTTCTCGTTATAAATCTGGTCAGCAGATTCGATAATTTTAAGATACGACATTTCTGGAGAGATGCTTTTCATGGAATCTGCAATCTTTTTTGCAGTTTTACCAATCTCTCTTCGAACGCTATATTTCTTTAACTCTTTAATTGAGGATTCGATCTTTTCCTCTGAGTGAATTTTGCGCATCGACAACGATCTAACATAATCAATCAAAGAAAGGTCTTCCTCAAACTTGATCCCAAGATCTTTAATCCGCTGAACTAATACGATATCATCAATAGATTCATCCTGCTGGCAAGCTCTCTTGATGACAGCAAAAAGAGTTCTGTGAAGAAGAGAGCCGTCGTGAAAATCAGACTCACTAATAAGGTGGATAAAGTTTACTAAAACTTTTGGTTTTTGAATAAATGCGGCTAAAACCTGCTTTTCTATTTCGAGACTATATATCATATATTAAGCATAATACATATCATCGTGGCATTGTCAAGGTTTAATCTAATTCTTCTTCTGTCTCTAAATTGTTTTGAGCGTATTCTTCCAGGTATGTTTCAATTGATTTTATTAATCCAGACTCTGTGATCTGGGACTCGCAGCTTGTATATATAACAGGCGTCCCATTCTCGTCACAATAAGCGATTATAAAGCCCTTATAACATTCTGCCGCACCAGTGAGTTCATAAAGCTGTCTCAAAATATTTTCTGGAAGCTCGAATTGCTTAAATTTAGGTTTTTCCATTTAAGTATTTTACACTTACCCCAAAAGGTTTGCAAAAAATTCTTCTGACAATTTGTCGTCTGGATAGATTTCTAACAATTTTATTTGATTTAACTCACAAAACTCTATTTTTTTGTCATCTCTACGTATTTGTCGCAAAAAATTAGCGCGAGTTTTGTGAAAATGCTTAACAAACTGTAAGTGTTGCGCTCCTTGAACTTCGATTGCTATTTTTTCTGTGTGATTGTAAAAATCTAATGAAAGTTGGGTTCCGACTACCCTAAACTCCTCATAAACAGAGTCATATTTCCAATATTTGTATAAATATTTCCTTACTTCTGCTTGAAATTTACTGCGACATTTACCGTTCCACTTAATTTTATACTTATGTGGGCTCCTGAGAGGCTTCTCTTTTCCGTATAGAGTTATAAATTTCAAAATTTAATCGTTTTTGTCTTTTCTTTTGTTATGAAAATCGAATGAAACTTCCACTTTTTCGTTAATGCTTTCGATGTTATAGTGCGTTCCAGCAAGGACTACGGCAAGAGTCGTAAAGCCAATAAAAATTGGTCACAAGAAGGATAGAACCGTGTATATGTCAGACATGGGTATGGTTATTTACACCCGACTGACTCTATTTTCAATAACTTAAACTAATTCGCCAATATTAGATTTAAAATAATTAATTAAAAATTTACAAAGCTGGTCATTTTCTTCAATGATTTTAAATAAATTAGTTTCACCTTGAATTTTTTCTGGTAAATCTGGAGCAACTTCTTGGACAAGTTCTTTGAATTCTTCTCCAATTGTAATCCAAGAGGCTTTTTTGCTGACGAACTCCCACATATACAATAAGTCGACGAGCTCCTTCTCTACCCAAATAGACTTGCCTCCAGTTCTGCCATACCTAATTGGATATAGGATGGTATTGTTTGTTTTCTCATTTGGAGATTTTTTGATTGTAGCTTTAGCCCAGTGACCAATAATTGGATTTGTTTTGGGGCATGGCTGTTTTTTAGATGGGTCTTGAAGAATCATATCAGACTTATACCGAGGTTCGAATTCAATGATATAGTTAGAAAAGTGAAGGAGTGCATTGCCTCCCGTTGCTGAGGTCTGACGCACTGGAGCTTTTGAGTATGGGTCTAGTTTAATGTCTGCCCTCACTTGGCTTATAAAGATAGCCATATGACCTCTTTTTGCGAGCTTAATTGACATTCTCTTCATGAAATTCGCTGCGATCACAGCTCCACCAGCTACTTTATTAGAGTCGTAGAAAGATTTATCAATGTCTTGCTTGGAAATTAACCCATCGACAGAATCCAAGAGAAAGCAGTATTTGAATTTTTCTTCATTCTGTTCTACTAAGGTGTGCATAGCGTCAACAACAACTTCGTAAATATTGCTTTCAAAAACGAAGCACGTTCCTTCTACCCATTCTTTTGGATCAAAAACAAATTTAACTCCAGATCGAGCTTGCATTTCTTTTGACAGCCTACCTTCCGCTTTGATATAAAACCCCTTAGAGCCAGGAACGTCGTTAAGCATATTTTTCATTACCTCTAAAGAAGCGGAAGTTTTACCTCCTTCATTCATTCCAACAAATCTATGCAAGCCTGGACCTAGGCCACCGCCCATTGTCAGATCAAGTTGCAATGACCCGCTTGATGCCTTGTAATCTATAGCTTCTTCAAAGTTATAGTGATCGCCTTTTTTCTCTTTGAGAAATTTTTCCAGTAGTTCTGAATCTTTGTCGCTCATTTTAATAAATCTTTTGTATTCTTTGGTTTATTATCACTAGAAACGTAATCTTTTCCAGTCTTTTCTCCTAAAATAATAGTGTCATACTTAGACAGGTCAACCTTAAAGTTAAAGTTTCTCCATTTTTTGTCCATAGTTTCCTTCAGTTCTTTAGACACAAGGTAAGCGAGACTGTCATACTTCTTGGGGAAGGTAACAATTTCTAAAAATTCCAAAGAATATCTAGACTCAAGATCCTTCAGGAGTTTCATTTCCCTAGCCCAAAAGAATCGCTTTTGGGCTTTGGGAACATCAATAAGCCTTCCTATGGTAAGTTGTCGCCTTTTATGTGGCGTTAATTTCTTTGAAGTCATGTTCGCACATTCTGCACACTAATGATTCAAAGTCAACCTTTTTCTTCCAGCCTAATTCTTCTTCTGCCTCAGAGGGGTCCCCAAGGAGCAAATCGACCTCTGCGCGGCGATAAAAACCAGGATTCACTTTCATTAGAGTGATATCTACGGGGACTTCCCCTATTAATTTATAAACTTCATCAACACCCTCGCCAGACCAATAACCTTGGATGCCAGCATTATCAAAAGCAAGTTCGACAAACTCTCTTACAGCGTGAGCTTCTCCAGAGGCTAGTAGATAATCTTTGGGACTGTCTTGATTCAACATTAGCCAAACAGCTTCTACAAAATCTTCTGCGTGGCTCCAGTCTCTCTTGGCGTCAACATTGCCAAGTTCAAGTGGCTTAAAATGTCTATCGCCGACCTGCAAGGCTTTTGCGATTCGTGCTACATTTTTTGTTATTTTTCGTGTTACAAATTCTTCGCCACGACGTTCTGATTCATGATTAAATAAGTAGCCTTGAAGAGCGTACAAATCATAAGAGTCGCGCCACACCTTTACAATCTGTCTCGCGGCAACCTTAGACGCTCCATAAGGGCTTCTTGGTCTTGCTGGGTGCTTGAGGTCTTGTGGGGTGTAAGCTACATCACCAAACTCTTCAGATGATCCTGCATTATAGTAGCGGCAGCTTGGGCAAATCTTACGAATCGCTTCAAGTTGGCGCATGACGCCAAGAGCATTTGTGTCGAAATGATTTACGGGCATGTGCCAACTATTGCCTACAAAAGAGTTTGCGGCAAAATTAATAAAATAATCTGGCTTAATATTTTGAACTGTAGTGAAAATACTGTGTTCATCGGTTAAGTCCATTTCAATAAGCTCAAAACGATCTGAATCAATGTGTTCGATGTTTTTGTGATTTGGCACGCTGAGTCTACGAATAGCTCCGTAAATCTTGTGATCTGTATTCGCCAAAAGGTAATCGACCATATATGAGCCGACTTGACCCGTTACTCCTGTTACTATTACTTTTTTAATCATTGTTTTCTAAAAATTTTAAAGTGTTTTCCCAATCTTTGAACCTGTACCCCCTGTCATCTATATAAATAAATGATCTTGGTTTTTCTGCGGTAACATCTGAAATGTATGGACTGTATCCATGCTTATCCAACCAATCACACACTAACTCTTTGCCTGTTTTGTTGTTTATTAGTGGTCTTTCTGTTTTTGCTTTGGCTGTAAATATGACTATTGTGTATTTTTTATTTAATTTTTTAATAGCTTCTAGCGAGCCCTCTACTGGATCGTCATACACGGTCCCGTCGTAAAACCCTTTGGAGCATTTGTGTATTACACCATCAAAGTCTATAGATACTGTTTTATTTTCTTGATCCTCGAACATAAGAGATTATATTTTCTATGGATTCTTTTTCCATCTTTTTTCTAGATTCTTCTGAAAAGCTTGCTACGTGAGGCGTGGCAAAAATATTGGGAAGTTGTAATAATTTTTTATTTGTAGTCGGCTCTTCTTCGAAGACATCCAGGGCGGCGCTAGCCAAAGGCGTTTCTTGTAAAAATTTAAAAAGATCTTCTTCGTTAAAGATAGAGCCTCTTGATGTATTAATTAATACAACATTTTTTTTCATTTTTTTAAAATCCTTGTGAGTTATTTTATCTTGAATTTCTGGTATGTGAAAAGTTATAATATCAGATTTTTTGAAAACGGTTTCTAGTTCAAGATAATTATTTTCATAGAACGGGTCATGGATTATCACATTTTTAGGATTAAATGACTGTATTTTGGACTTGACCAATCTGCCGATGCGACCGTAGCCGACGATTCCAATACTTAATTCGGTTAGATCTTTGCATAGATGCTTTTCCCAGTTATATACATCTTGTTTATATAACTTTTTAATCATACATAAGATTAAAGAAACTGTAAATTCAGCAACGGAGCTGCTTGGCGCAGATGGAGTATTTAATATTTTTATTCCTCTTTTTTTGCAGGCTTTGTTATCTATAGAAGAGGTTCCCACACCAACTCTAGATATAACCTTCAGGTTTGGGCAAAGATCCAATTCTTCTTCCCCGTATTTTTCAGTGCCAGCAATTATGCATTCTGGATTATATTTAGAGAGTATATTTTTTATTTCTTCTTGTGTGTGCTTTTTTGTGTCGTTTTTATAAACGACATTTAAATTCGAAAAATCTGCATAAAAGGGGAATGTTGTTATAATTGTTTTCATTTTAAATCTTTCTGCCAGTCTATATCGACGCATTCTTCACCAGTAAGTTCATAAAAAAATGGCTTATGTCCAATTCTACACCTGCACTTTAGTAGAGCTTCTTTCGTTATTCCGTATAAGCCCGTTGTCTCTTCGAGTATTGGTTTGGAGTCTTGGCTTCTAGGTAAAACGGACGGTCTATAAGTTACGGGAATATTGTTGTACCAAAACCATCCAAAATGTTTTTTAACTGTTAGGATGGAATCATATTTTTTTTGATTTTTAACCAAAGACTCTACGCAATTTTTTATTGAATCTGGTTTTAAGTTTGGAGCAGTAGCGAATAACTGAAAATAATAGTCACAGTCTACTAAGGATTGGTGATGATTTAGTAAATCATTTCCGTTTGCAGTATCCAAAGATAATTCTGGTTTTCTTGTTATTAATTTACAATTTTTAGAAAGAGCAAATTCTTCTATTTCCTTTGAGTCTGTATCTATGTAAATATGATCGAATGAATTTGATTCAATGCTAGCATTAATTATATGAGTATATAGCTTCTTTCCGTTGAAAATTAAAAAATTTTTATCTTTAATTCTTTCGCTGTAAGATTTTATTGGTATAAAGCAATTTATCATATTTCGTCAATAGAGTTAGGGTGCATTGGGTTTTTTGTAAACCAATCTTGATCAACTCCTCTATAATAAGGTTGATCTTTATTGTGTCTAGAGGAATTTGCACTAAATTTAAAATCGCCAAGCTCGGAAATAGGTACAATGTCGAAGCATTTTTTCATATTTTCTTTGGATTCTTGTAGGGTTGCTTCTTTTTTTAGAATAATTTCACAAGAAGTTTTACCAAATATTGATTCGGGGCGAGGCTTAAAAAAATCTTTATTCGAATCAAAATAAACCAATTCGGTATTTTCTTTTTTGAAGCCAAAGTTGTGAGAACTTTCGCATATACGTGCACATTTTTTATAAATATCTATGAGCGTTTTTGTTTTTGAAAGAATTAAATGATCTGACGGGTGGTACTTATTATCAATATCTCTTTGTGACATTATATTGGTTGTCACTATTTTATCATCTTGTAGTTTGTTTATGAGTGAATCTAGGGTTGAAAAGCTTTCATCTGATCTTGTTTTGATAGAATATTTTTTAGTAGACAGGCTTAAACCATTTAAAGTAGATAAGCATTGAAAATAAAAATTACCATAATTATATTCTTCTTTTATTGATGGAAGTGGGGAAACTAAAGTTTTAATATTTTTGTATTGAGAAAGGTCACAGCTAAAGGGTTTGTCGCTCCATGTTGACACAATCACCTCTGAAAATTGACAATAATAATCAAGATTATTTAAAGAAATTTCACTTATGGGGCCTTGAATTATTATTGAAATATCTTCTTTGCTTATCATTTTTTATACTTAAACCACACACCAAGCATGACTATGGCAGATAATAAACTTAAACCATAATTAATCAACCACCAAAAATCAAACCCGACTCTTAATATTGTATAGGAGATCGCTGATATGTAACCTACAATAGAAAGCACAAAGAGAGAAATGCTTACATCTTCTACTTTTTTTGTTCTTATACTTTTAATTATCTGTGGCCAGATGCACGTACTAAAACAAACTGTATAAACTAATCCTAAGAATTGTTCCATAAAGATCTATCTTAATAAATCTCTATGTGTTTTCCAGTCTGATCGGTGTTTTCTAACCCAAATCATTAGCGCTCTGTCAAAACCTATATCTTGACCAGCTTTTTCTGACTCAATCCATTTGAGTTTGAGTATTTCTTCTCTCTCTGCCAAAAACTCTTGGTATAGTGTAGAACCAGTGGCAAAGTGATCGTTCATCAATAATCTCCCTGAATTGTTTCTGCTTTAGAAAGTTCTGGATTAATTTCAAGAAGGGCGGCGTCTGACTCAAGCTCTTCTGAGCCTTCTACTTTTTTGCCCGCTCTCCACTGTTTGCAGGACCAGTATCGCGCTTTATATTTTGGGCCTGGGTTTGTATCACATTGGTGGCGAGCTCTGAATGATTTGCGACGCTCTGGATCATCTCTTTTTATCTCCATATTTGGATCGCCAAAAGTAACTTTTACTACATTGCCTTTATCGTTTTTTACATAAACGCCAAATTTCTTTTTAGATCCCTTGGGAAGTCTAAATGGTTTATTTAGAGTTTTCTTTTCTGCTTCTGTTTCACATTCCCAATCTTCCGATTCTGAATATTCTAATATTTCTGTATCTGAGATTTTAGAAGCCAATAAATCTATTTTAGCTAGAGCTAGTTCTACTTTTGAATAATCATCAAATCCCGATTCGATTGTAAGGTTTGAGATATCTTCTTCTGAAGCTTTAGCAACATCTTGATCGGCTTTGCGGTAGGAATCCTTAACTTTGCCCCCGCGCATCATTTTTAAAAACATATTTACACGAGCCATTGCCCAGCTACCTCTAGTTTGGCCAGGTCTGTGTGATGTAGAAAATGCTCCAGCTCCTCTACGGTAAATCTTCTTAAGCATACCAAGGGTTACTTTCTTATTAGATTTTTCATTGTGCTCTTTGACTTTGTTCTTTAGTGAGGTTGTGACCTTTTCACTGAAAGTTATTGCCCCAGCAGCAGAGCCTGGTTCGTTTACAGAGGAACCCTTTTTATTTTCTTCTGGTTTTGCTGGTGTTTGTGCGGCGCTTTTGGGGCCTGGCCTGCCAGCTTTAAGCTTTTCTGAAAAATCTAATTCCATATATATATGTTACACTTTTTTTAAAAAAAATCAACCCCAAAAATTATATGCCAAAATACCAGCGGCGGCTGTTAGTAATCCGCTGACAAAAACCCACGTCAATTTATTAAAGCCGTTTACAAAAGCTCTTGTTTCTGCTGTGATTTTTTCCATTTCAATCATTCTGTTGTTCATGTCTTCTATTTTCTTGAACAGAACGTCGGTTAAAGTCCCAAGTTGAATTAATTTTTCTTCAGCTCTGGCAATAGAAATAACCGCATCTGAAAGTTTGTCAACTTTTTGCTCTATTCTTAGTAGTCTATCCTCTTCTGGCATGGTTTTGTTTACACTAAATCTCCAAATCTTTCTTGAGGAAATAAAATTTCTCTTTGTTCTTTTTTGTCTATATTATAGAACTCACACGCTTCAGATAAGGTATCAAAATATCTCCACCCATCAACTGGATAAGTGTATGTTTCCTTTAGACTGATATCTAAAGTATAATCTTTATGTTCTAAATGAGTGGCAAAAATCGTTACTGATCTTTTCGCTCCTACTTCCAGTTTATAAAATCCGTTTTCTTCTTCCATATTACAAGTTTAGTGTCCAACCTTTATTTGTTGCTATAAGTTTATCAGCAGCTGTTAAATCCGCTGTAAAAGAATTATTTCTCAAATCTAGTGTTGCTGAATGAGTAATTGTAACTAAGTGGTTAAAAATTTCAAGTATAGCATCTCTATTTAAGGGACAATATCGTAATGACACACTATACTTAAATCCAGTTTCATCAGTTGCTGCTCCAGGAAATTTAATATAGTTTATGTTTCTAGCGAGGCCGAACGTGTTGCTGTAATCCCCAGAATCATTTGCATACGAGAAATCAATGCCCTCAATGTATTGTAAGGAGGCAGCGTTATAAAAACATTGATAATATTCTCCATCACTTGGTCCAGCGTTCATTCCTACAAGTTTTACTGATGTTAAAGATTCGGACCCGAAAAATGTTCTATATAGTGAGCCAGTGTTGGTCAAATTATTGACATGTATCGGTGGAAGCTCTTTTAACGCTGCCATACCATTAAAAGAATCCCGCATATCAGTACAGTTCGTAAAATCCAAATGTGTATATTGCGAATCAAACCTTTCAATCTGGGTTGCCCCTTGAAACATATTTGACGCATTACTAGCCCGTGTAAATTGCCCTAAATAAGGAAATACTTTCAATGAATCGAAATTATAAAACACCTGACTCATATCAAAATTGCTGGTTCGTTCAATAGCGTCAAGCCCTCCTTGTTCTGTTAAAACTGAAAAATCATAACATTCTCTTAGATTACCAAACGTTCTATCAATTCCTTGACCATCCATTTTGCTAAGATCTACACCTTGCGGTATTGCTCTTAAATCTAAGGCATTATAAAACATGTAATCAAGGCGAACACTGCCTGTATTCCGTACTCCAACGTATGGTATATATTTTATATTTCGACAATCAGCAAAAGTAAGATAGAAGGAGCTACAAGATGTAAGCATTCCGCTTCCAAACAAACCTTCTGGCATGTACCTAAGCGCATAGCAATAACGAAAAGTCTCTTGCATATTACTTGGATTTTTAAACCAGTATCTATCATTGCTAGCAAAATCATCTGGTAAATATGTTAAGGAGTTGCAATCATAAAACGTCCTTACGTAAGATTCAGATCCAGCATTTCGAATATAAGGCACAAAAGGTATTGATCTTAAAGAACGACAGCCACAATAAAGTCTTTCTGGTTGCGTTAACCTATTACTTGAAGTGTTTCTGATTTCAATTTGCTCGACCATTCTCATTGGACGACTATAATTAATCGTATGAGTCGTAGCATTCGAACTACTTACAAATAAATCTAAAATATTTGGACCAGCCCTATACGCCAAAGTAGCATTGGTGATGTACGGACCGTCTATATCAAAATTAATCTGACCAACATTACCTCCAAAAACCACTCCATCACCTAAAGTAACTTCGAACACTGCTTGTCTGTATCCTCTGAATTCTGTACTAGCTGGCAAATCGTCATAATCATATATGTGAGTAACAGTAACATTAGAACCAACAGTTTCAACATTACCATCACCCCAATCTACGGTGTATGGAGAACTATCATCAGTATCTAAATTGAAAGTTACATAATTTTGTGCAGCTCTTTCATTAGGAAATACCGCGACCAAGCCAATAATCTTTTCTGGCACGCCGTCTGGCACATTTAAATCAAGCCATTCGGTAGGTCGAGACCATTGATCATTTACATCGTATTTTGCATCGGCTGGCAAAAGATTTGGAACGTTGCCTGGAGATAAACTAGGTAAAAAACTCATACTACGTTACCTCCTAAAAATGCGTATTCTGGTGATTTGAAAATGACTTGGGCTTGGCCATAAATACCAGCTATTTGATTTGCGGAATTAAAAGAGTTGAAGCCAGATATCCCAGCCCCAGTTGCAAAAACAACACTGTTGGATGTTTCAGCAATAAATGTTGTTGTATGTCCAGAAACTTGAGCTGGTATAGTTACTGTCATTGGGGCTGAATTTTGAAGAAGTACTGTGGCTCCTCTATGTGTAGACCCCATGGTAAAACTACCAGTCTCTGTAACAAATGAATTTTCTGATAGAGATATTTTGCCGAAGGATTTAGTGCCACTTATTGTTTGGTCTCCAGTTGTGTAGACGACATTTTCAACTGTTCCGCCGCCTCCGCCTCCGCCTTCGCCTATTAAAAGAACACCAGTTCCATTTACTGTTGGGCGACTACTAAATGATGAATCACCAGATACCGAAAGATCTTGATTTATTGTAAAGTTGTAATTAGCATCAACGTTTCCGTTATTTCTAATACTGACTGCTTCTATTGATGCGCAATACAGTCCAAGGTCAGAGTTTCGTGTTGAACCTTGTTCCATTCCCTTTGTACTGCCTCGCTGTCCTCTGATACCAACACTATAACCAGCTCTTAAGTGACCTGAATCTAAATATAAGTCATTTGCCCCAAATCTAAATTGTGTGTTATTATTTTTGTTTTTAATAACACCGTTTTCTTGGAGCATTAAATCACCGCTAACTTCTAACTTTTCAGTAGGTGATGATGTACCTATACCAACATTGCCATTTCCATCAAATCTAACTTTTTCAGAAACTGTACCATTATTAGTGGTAAAAAAAGATAAGCCATAATCATTAGAGCCTTCGCCTTCATGTCTAATTATAGTTCTTTTGGATAAACTTCCATCTGTAACCATTTCAAGACCTGGGCCTGCATTATCATTTGTCCCTATCAAAGAAACTCTTGCACCAAATTGAACACCGTTGTCATGAAGTTTTATAGATCGATCGTAAGAATATGCAGGTGTTGATCCAATTTGAAGATTACCTCCAGACAAGATTGCACCGCCAGAAACATGAAGTGGGGCTTGTGGTGATGATGTACCTATGCCAATATTGCCAGAAGTTGTAAGATTATTAACTACCGCATCTTCTCCAGAAACCAAAAATAATCCAGTCTCAGAGTTTTGAACATAAGAAGATAGATCGACGCCAGTGATGAAGCCGCTTGGGTTAGAAGAAACGTAAAACGCTCCCGTTTCGGAGTCTTGAACGTAGCTAGATAGATCGACGCCAGTAATATAACCACTTGGGTTAGAGGCGGCATAAAATTGTCCAGTTTGAGACTCAGATATAAAAGAACCCGTTTCTGATTTTAACGCAAAAGATCCAGTACTATTTACTATTTCTGTTATCTCTGAATCGTTTGATGAAATTTGGCCCTGCAAATATCCGCTTACGCCAGTTACAAATTCTTCGGTTGTGTAGGCGGATAAATCTACTCCAGTTATGTAGCCGCTTGGATTTGAAGACGCATAAAATGCGCCAGTTTCAGATTTTTCTACGTAATCTGACAGGTCTACTCCAGTTATGTAGCCACTGGGGTTTGATTTTGGATAAAATGAATTAGTGGCTAATGTATTGTAATCGCCAGTTGCAGTGATTATTTTTGAATTTATCTGATTTTCAGTTAAGAAGTCAGATATTTCAGGGGGTCTAACAACGTCTCCCGTGGCATAATTACTATAATTGCCCGTTATTGTTATTGGGTCGCCAGAGCTTACTATAACTGTAGCTGAATCGCCGCTAAAAGCTGTAACATCAATAAATTGATCACCAGATATAGAAATTAACCCAGTTTGAGGTTGGGTTAAAATAATTGACGTAGAATCTTCTCCAGAAACTGTTACAGATATGCTCATGCTGTTTCATTTTCGACGATAGTGACGGAGCCTTTTAACAATTTTTCTGAAGTGCCATCGTTTTTATCAATAAATAAATCGTAAGAACTTGGGGCTGTAGAAAGATTAGATGTTTGTGTTTTAGATAAAGATAATGTAGCTATACCATCTGTAGCTATACCAACAACCGTTGTCGTAAAATCTTCCTGCAAGGAATTTGAAGAATCAATTCTAATTTGAGAGTGAAGAGAAGCGTTTGAAAGATCATACGCACTTCCATCTGCATTTTTAATAGTTAGGGTAATTGAAAATGTCGCTCTTTTTTCGATTGTGATGTTATATGTACCTGCAGCCATATAGCAATTTACACTTTTTTATAGCAGCATTCCTTCAAAAACACAGTGGACATGCATATTATTAGATGTAGAAGATACCACTTGAAACATTACATCGCTGCCTCCAGGGATTGGAAGCGGCATATCTAATCCAATTACGCTTGGGGAAAAATTTGATAGGGCTACAATTTCTTGTGTTCTAAAAACTGAATCTTTTAGCCTAACGATTAACTTTATTGTTAGATTGGCGTTTGTGTTTGCTGTTTTTGCGTCGCAAGAAAGATGGTAGGAAGATAAGTTGAATTGCTTATCAATGGGGACGGTGTAAATGGCTTGCATTGTTTGGTTGTGGCCATTTTCAATAATTCCCTTTACATTGCTTGCTACATCTGGAGTCCCGTCTGTATTCGCTCCCCCTGTATATACAAAAATATTCCCAGCTATATCATTAGTATCGTCGTTAAAGACCCTGTTAATTCTTGACCATTTTCCGTCTAAAGTTATGCGGGTTTGACCCTGCATAACCACGGTCTCCTCCTTTTCTTTAAAATCTTCATCTAGTCCTTGAATTTTGATTGGGATAGTATCTAGTGCATTATTGCTAGAAATATACATTGTTTCTCCAAGATTATTGGGAAAAACATAATCCCCAGAAACATCTGCATAACTCCAGATAGCTTCGTTTGAAGTGTTAGAATCTACATCATCATGCGTACCAAATTTTCTAACAAATTTGCCAGTTTTTCTTTGTATATCTGCTAGGTGAAATGAAGACATGTATTACTTTACACTTAACCAGAGCAGGATTGGCATTCTAATATATTTCTGCTTAATTCTTGGGCTGGATTTGCGCTTCTTTGATAATAAAGTGTTTTAACTCCAAGTTCCCAGGCTTCGATTAGTAATTCACTAACCTGTTTAGGTTTTACTTCTGGTGGAATCATTACATTTAATGATTGAGCTTGGTCAATGTATTTTTGGCGACTGGCTGCTTGAATAATAATATCTTTTTGAGATATTTCTCCGAATGTTTTAAATACAGCTTTTTCTTCGTTAGTTAAAAATTCTAAATGTTGTACTGATCCACCTTTAATCAAGATTGATTTCCAAATGGCGCTTGTATTTTTTTTATGTTTTTCTAATAACTGAGTTAAGTAAGGATTTTTGTAAGTAAAATTCCCTTTTGCGAGTTTTTTTACAAAATAATTACTATTAAGAGGCTCAATAGAAGGAGAAACTTGACCTAAAATAAATGAAGATGAAGTTGTTGGAGCGACCGCAAGTGTTGTAACATTACGGCGGCCATAACCTTTTAAGAGTTCTGGTTCACCCAGTAGCTCGGCCAATTGTTGTGTAGCTGAGTCTGCTCTTTCTCGAATAATTGACCAAATCTTATTGTTTTCTATTTGGGCCTGCAAACCCTCAAAGCCGATGTTTTTAGATTGTAGGTATGAGTGCCAGCCAAGCGCGCCCATTCCAAGGGCTCTTTGGTTTTTTGCAAACTTATGAGGAGCTTCCATAAATTTGATGTTTTTTGTTTTTTGAACAAATTCTTCATTAACTGCATCAAGAAAATAAACTAATGTTTGAACTGCGTCAGTTTTTTCTATTTTGTCCCATTCTACTAAATTCAAAGACGACAAGACACAAACAAAAGATTCTTCCTCATTTGATTGTAGAGTAATTTCACTGCAAAGATTTGAAGAATTTATTTTGTAATTTTTATCCTTATAAACTTGTGGTGCTTCGTTGTTTACGGTATCGCTGTACATAATATATGGATACCCAGTTTCAAAACGTTTTTTAATTATTTTGCCCCAAATTTTACGTTTTTCTTTGTCTCCTTCAATTAACGATTTCATCCATTCATCGGTAATTGTTATACCAATACTCATATTTTGAATAGGGTGACCGTCCTCGCGAATCTGAAGAAATTCTTCAATGTCTGAATGCTCAACTGGTAAGTAGGCCGCAAAGCTCCCGCGACGAGCAGATCCTTGAGAAACTACGTCAGCGACCTTGTCATAAAGTTCCATAAAGTGAACGGGGCCAGAAGACTGGCCACCAACACTAATATCAGCTCCTCTCGATCGAAGATCTCCAAAAAACCCAGATGTTCCTCCTCCCATTTTAGACATGATTCCAACCTCTGCATTTTTTTCAAGGATTGACTCCATTGTGTCAGATACATGGGAATTAAAACAGCTAACTGGTAGGCCACGACTGTTTCCAAAATTAGTCCACACTGGAGTAGAAAGCGAATAAAAACCTTCGCTCATATATTTTTGGAATTTTTCAGAAAAGCCCTTAATGCCTAATATTTTTTCTGCATTATTGGCGATTTCAGCGATTCTATCTTCCGCATTTTGACCTTCTTTTAAGTAGCCTCTTGACAAAAAGAGGCGAGAATCTTCGTTTAACCATTTATAACTCATTTTTATTTATAATCTTTGTGGATTTACCATACTAACAGGCACGGTTTAAATTGCAATCTTTTTTACAAAATGTTTGTAATTAAAACAGATCGTCTTCATCGAAAGACTTGTTTGCTTTACTGTACTCTGTTGGGCGGGAATGAAAAAAGTCAGTAGACGAATTTCCTAATACCTCCTCATCAAACCAAAGGGTTTTTTCCACCATTGCTTCTTCTACTTCAAAGATTTTCTTATACCCTATTTGTTGTAGGGATTCATTTATTCGGTTTTTTACAAATTCTTTTAAAAGAGGAGCGTTAAGGTTTTCGTCTTCGATTCCATTGATCATCCAATCAATAATTTGGGATTCTGATTTAAAAGCCTCTTCAGCTTCATGTAATATTTTTTCCTCTAAATCTTTATCGAAAAGATCTGGGTATTCCTGACGTAAAACGTTAACGAGTTTAATGCCTACTTTTGCATGAATATCTTCTTCTTTTGCGGTGTAAGCGGTTTGTTGATTTGTGTCTTTCAATAAGTTCTTCTTGCCAAACCAGTTAACTACATAAAATTGAGAAAATAGAGATACGTTTTCTACAAAAAGAGTAAACAAAATCAAAGCGTAGATGAATTGTTTTTTGCTGTCTTTATAGTATCTATGTGTGTATTTTCTTAGATAGTTTACCCGACCTTCAATCCAATCAAGTTTTAAATTGTCTTCAAATACGTGCTGTAAACCAAGCACATCAATTAGTCGTTCGTAGGCTTTATTGTGAATAACTTCGATATTGGCCATAACATACCCCATGTCTCGAATAGATGGGTGCGGAAGGTTGTCTCCTAGTTTTGCCCAAAAAGTTTTAACAGCAATTTCAATCTGACCAATAGCAGAAAGTGTTCTAATAATGATCTCTCTTTCTTGCTCTGATAAGTTTACCTTATAGTCTTGGATGTCAGAGGAAAAATTGAACTCTTTATCTGTCCAATGCCCCTCCCACATAGCTCTAGCAAAAGTATCCGCCCACGGATACAGATCAGGTTTTCTTGAAATTTGTTCTTCGAATAACATACTCACCAATTTACACCAACCCAAACTAAAGTCAACTATTTTTAACTAAATCGAAAAAAAAGATTTTTGCACTTGACTTTTTGTGTATTCGATGTAAAATAGAGTATGATTACGAATGAGCGGACGAAGGACGCGAATGAGTAATTATATAATAAATATATTAAATATTTATAAGATACTTAATAAATATATATAAGAAATAAGACAAAATTTTTTTGTCTTGACATTTATTCATTTTTGAACAATAATGTTTGTAAATGATTAAATTAGACACTTCCAAAGAGAGTTTTTATTTTTGCACAACAGCTGGTTGGTCAACTATTGTTCAGGCTGAAGACGAAAATAAAGCGGCAGGTAAAGCCATTTCCGAAGGAATTAACTTGCTTAAAGAAGAAGCAGAAGTTTCTCCATGTATTAGGGTTAAAAAAATTAAAGAAAAATTTGAAGATTCAGATGTTCTGATTAGAATAGATGGTGTATTCGCGGACATTGGGATGCATAAAGAATCTCGGTCAATGGTAGAAATAATTAAAAATTTAAGATAATGATAGGAATAGCAGGATTAGCCAGATCAGGTAAAGATACATTAGCGAAAAATCTATCCGAGATTATAAAAGAAGATCTTGGTATTGAGGTTAAGTTATATTCTTTTGCTTTGCCTATAAGATGTCAGGTGGGTAATTTGCTAGAAGATTATTACCATATATCACCATTCACAGAAGATAGTGACGAAAAGCTTATAATTAGGCCACTATTAGTTGCTCACGGAGAGCAAATGAAGAAACAATGGGGTGAAGATTTTTGGCTAAAAGAACTGATGACTCAGATCGAAGAGGATAGATGTGGGGATAAAAAAATATTTCCCATCATTTCTGATGTTAGATTTGTTCCTGAAGCGGAAACAGTGAAAGCTAAAAATGGTCAAGTCGTCCATATATCCAAAATAGGAAACGCGCCTCCAAATGAAATTGAAGCAGAAAATGACCCATTGGTTCGCCAATGCTCTGACTTACAACACTCTTGGCCAGCTTACGACTTAGAAGAAATTCATCAATGCAAATATCACGCACAAATCTTGTGGCAAATGCTAAAACAAACCCAAGGAGATGAAAGGAAGAAGATTTACTGTTAATTAATAAAGTAAAAGAAAGCCAAGATGTAGAGAGCCTAAAAGAATTAATTAATAGGCATTCTGGAATTTACGTCGAAATGGTCAACAAGTATTTACCAAATTCCTTTGAGGGGATAAATAAAGATGATGTTATGGATGATAAAGATTTTTCCATTTATGATGCCGCAATAAAATTTGACAAGAATAAAAATACAAAGTTTAGTACGTATGTAGGAAATCTAACACGTTGGAAATGTTTGAATATTTATAACAAAAATATAAAATACCCCAAAATCTGCATAAACGATAATTTAGAAAAAAATGTATCCTGTGGGTCGGGCGTTAAATCAATTGAGGAGCAAGAAGATATAAAAAGAATTTTTTCGATTATACAAAATCATTCAGACAAAAGAGTTCGTACTATTTTTAAAATGCGCTACAAAAACGGGAAAAAGTTAACTCCTTGGAAAAAGATTGCGAAAAAGCTGAATCTATCAATTCAAGGATGCATTAATATTCACAATAAATATTTAACAGAAATCAAGAGGTATGTCTAGGTAATCTAAAAAAAATCGAATAAAACACTTGACAAATAAATACAAGGATGTATAAATATTCACAATAAACATTTAACAGAAATAAAAAATATGTATAGCAAAACAGTACTAGTAGGAAATCTCGCAAGAGATCCAGAGTCACGCCAAGCAGGGGAAACAAACGTTACCCGTCTTGTTGTAGCAGTTAACGATGCCTATTCTAAGGATAAGGTATCTTATGTAGACGTAGAAGCTTGGGGTAAGCTTGGCGAAATTTGCCAAAAGTATCTAAGCAAGGGCCGCCAGGCATTGGTTGATGGCCGTTTGGTTCAAGACACCTGGGAAAAGGATGGAAAGAAGAACTCTAAGCTTTACGTAAAAGCTGACAATGTCCAATTTCTTGGCAGCAAAGACAAAAATAGTTCACCTGATTCAGCATCCGCTCCAGCTGGCAATACAGCCCCCTCATCAACTGGATCAGACGAAGACATTCCCTTCTAATGCAATTAATCGTAGAAGCTCCTATTAATTCACTGAGTTTCGGAAACGTAACTTACAACCTCTTGCGTCAATTTTGGCGCAAGGGCGTTGATGTTATTTGGTATCCACTATCAGGTAACGCAAGCTTTGAATCTTTTGGCGATAAATTAGATAAAGATTTTGGCAAGTGGTTGCAAGATTCAGCCGCTAACGCAAATAAGAAAATTAATCAAGACATCCCTTCTTTTAAACTTTGGCACCTAAACGGTTCTCAATCTAGGATTGGTAGCAAGCAGTTTTTGTATTCATTTTACGAACTCGACAAACCTACAGAAGAGGAGATTAATTTGGCAAAGTTCCAAAACAAGGTTTGGTTTTCAAGTAATCATGCCGCAAACCTTTTTAAGCAAGAGGGTGTGGACGCTGGCGTTATTCCTGTTGGTTTTGATGAAGATTTTCACAAAACAAATAAGCAGTATTTAAACCCAGATGTGGTTCATTTTGGACTAATGGGTAAATTTGAAAAACGAAAGCACACAGAAAAGATTATTAAGCTTTGGCTTTCTAAATATGGAAACAATAATAAATATCAACTAAGCGTTCTTGTTACAAACCCATTCTTTAAAGAAGAAGAAAACAAAAATCTTCTTGCAAACTGTCTGGAAGGTAAACGGTATACAAATATTAACTTTTTACCCTATTTAAAAACAAATACAGAAGTTAATGATTTCCTAAATGCAATTGACATCGACCTCACTGGTCTAAGCGGTGCAGAAGGTTGGAATTTGCCAGCCTT